AAATCACCAAACCCTATAGACATGGTGATAGCAAAACATTTACAACTCCGGATGGTCATCTCGGGGTTATCTGTCCAGAGCAAACACAATCCTTATCTGGCAAAGAAATAACTCGTCGTAACAAAATCACGTGTAACACGTGCGGATTATGCGCACGAGGCAACACTCACACAACACGATACCGAGCTATTGGCTTTATACCTCACAACTAACACACAACACAACCCGCCCCCTTTAAAGGGGGTATCAACATAAGGAATAAACACAATGAAAATACTAGTAGCCTGTGAAGAATCCCAAAAGGTAACCTCGGCATTTATCGCGCGCGGTTTTGATGCTACATCTATCGACATACAACCCACTCGTGGGTTGTATCCAGAGAAACATATACAAGGGTGTGCGTTGAAAGAAGCGTACTCTGGTCAATATGATATGATGATTGCATTTCCACCCTGCACTTATCTCTCTAAAGTAGGAGCACCATGGTTAACTCGGCACGGGAAATGTAACCTCGAGCGATACTATAAGGGATTAGACGCTCGAGCTTTTTTTATGGCCCTATACAACGCCCCTATAAAATACAAAGCCATTGAAAATCCCACACCTTTAAAGGTCTTTAAACTACCTCGGCATACTCAAGCTATTCAGCCGTGGCAACATGGCCATCCGTATACCAAGCGTACTCTTTTATGGCTGCATAACCTACCCCCTTTAAAAGAGACCTCTATAGTCAAACCTCAAAAGGGATGGTGTGATGCCAAGCGCAACCCTAAATATAGGAGCGAGACATTTACAGGCATAGCCGAGGCCATGGCTGACCAGTGGACAAAGTGCATCCTGTCCACACGTCCAGAGCAGTTAAAGCTATTCGCTCTTTAGACACACAACACACAACACAACGCGCCCCCTATATAGGGGGCTTTGCTATAGGAGTAACCATGGATGATTATATCGATGACACACCATACAAAATAACCAACCCACCCAATAACCGTGGCCCCTATAACCTCATGATATACAACACACTGACAGACAACACGAGCTATTATGGTTTTGTCACTGCTCAAACTATACTCGACAAAGTAGGAAGATATATCATAGGTCACGACTTTACAGAACCTCGTTTTCATGAGACTATAAGCTATCTGCACCTCGTGATTACAATCGAGAATAGTACTCGCTAATATTTTTTTGCTCTTTATTTTGGCTCGTCTTTATGGCGAGCCTTTTTTATTTTCTCTACCCGGGGCATCAAACTCGAGTATCAATCCCCCGGGATTACTCTTGCGCATCCCGGTGGCGCGCTTGATACCAGCTAGCTGGTATGGACACAGCTCACAAGAGATCTACACAAGAGACACAAGAGATCTACACAAGAGACACAAGAGTTATTTTTTTATTGACACAAGAGACACAAGAGAGTATTATGTTAGGACTATAACACAACACAAGAGGACACATGGACACAAGAGAAATAAAATCCACTGTACACTACATCACAAGACGACCACAAGACGACCACAAGTATTTGTCATATCGATTTACATGGCATGGTGCAGGATACAAAACCAATATAATATTTGGTGCTCGGGTACACGCGCCATACATATTCAGAGACCCACGTTACAAGCTCGCTGCACACACACACCATACATACACCTGTCGCTATTGTGATTGCAATGGTTATGTATATTCAATGCGCAAAAACCTCAAGACACCAAAGCTCAGACAACATTGCAAACATGTTGACACAGCCATGGACGATGTCCTTGAACGCATGCGCGCATTTCCCCTAGGTCAACCAGACCGTATCACATTAGATGACTACAACAACGCGTTACGCACAGCCCATGATAACTATATGGAGGCTATAGACAGACAAGAGGAGTACCCACACAAAACAACCTATGCTGAGTATGCTATGCAGATGCGCACGACATATCACAGGCTACAGATAAAGGTCATGACACACCTATCACGCGAGCCACACCTATATGCACACAGCATCCACTGCACACTCAATAACTATCCCCACATCCAGATGATAAAATAATGAAATACTATCCCAACATTACACTCGAACAGCTCGAGGCAACACTACCCTACAATCGCAAACAGCTTTACCTAGCCATCGAACCATACAAGGATGGCTACCTCGTTTTCTTTTGCCTCAAGGCATGGACACAATACCAAGCACAAACCACCCAAGGAGAATAGAGATGTCAGATATAAGGAAAGTATGCCTACTAGTGCTCGACTACAATAGAGGCGATCTTGATGCCTATCAATTAATAGAACTCGCCAGTGATATTCTTAACGAATGTGACATGGGGACTGTAAATGTTATTTGTGGCCTACATGCCTATAGAGGTACGAAGGATGATCTCCTACGAGAATACAAAAGATTACAACAATCAACTACACGAGGAGAATAGACATGTCTAAATCAAAATGTTACCCACTACAACTCGACCGTCGAGTCTATGCAGCATTTAAAGCAATCGCTCAGATAAAAGGAATCACCATGAAAGAAGCAATACGGGATGCACTCGGTCTGTACATCAGCGATAACATCTACCAGCTCGACATCATCCAAGTTAATAAAAATCTACTCGCTGAAGAAAAGAAAACTGCCAGAGATTAAACATTTCTCTGGCAGCCACACTATTTAAACACAACACTTGACAAAGAAGAATAAAACAATGACAAGCTTTAACAATATACCACACAAATATATTACTGACCAGAAAATAAAATACACTGAATGGAAATACCCAGCCAGTCTACACCCTGCACCACGCGGACAATGGGTTAGGTCACAACTCAGTAATGCTAGACACGATACAATGACACCCAGTATTGCTTTTCAAGACGTGCTGATAACCACAGATGCTAGGACACAACAACGTGGACAAAAAATATACGAGCTGGGCAAAGAACAATTTCCCCTGTTCGCTCCTGTCACATGGATAAATACTAATGGTCGTCGTATCAAAACCAATGTCGAGCAGGTCAATGCACTGGTCTGGGATATAGACGGCATGTTAGCTGAGGATATGCAGGCACTGTTACATGGCATAAAGGACTTATGCCACGTGGCCTATACCTCTTACTCACACCTATCTGAGTACAAGGGATACCGTCACGCGTGTCGTATCATCGTCGCTATCTCCAGACCTATACTGGCCAGAGAATATCCTATCGTCTGGCGAGCTATGAAACGATATATACCTACAGACATACAGACGAAGGACTGTTCCCGTCTATGGTTCTATCCCTCGTCTCTCGATACTCGTAAACACAATGCGTACATTGTATCATCGGATGGTAGCATGTTAGACATAGATGCAATCGTACAGGACAAAGCAAACATGGTACAAATATCGAGCAATCAAATATCGACAGAGCATAAACAGCAGCAGTTCTTTCCACCACAGCACACCACACCTGCACCCAATAACACTGATCGATATAGATTGATACGCGCTCCACAACACCTACCCATCCGCGCTGCTGATGGTGAGATCAAACCTTTCTCATGGTTCATATCACACTGGGAAGACCTACCCAAGCACACCACAGGTAACTATCAATGCTACGCACGTGGTAGTGGTAGTGTGGGTAGTGCATTTATATCTCGTACCGTGGACATATGGGGTGTAGCTCGCTACAGACTGACAGAGTGTAACTCAAACAAAACACACCTTGATTGTATCAATACTGATGGTGGACTAGAGATTAAATATGGTGACAAAAATGTTAGCTGGTCATACCTCAAATCCGCAGATAACCTCGCTCTTATGCTACCTCTTTTTGAGCAGAAATATAACCTCAAGATATGGCAATGCGAGATCAGACAGCAGATCTACATAGGTGATCAGCCATTGACTGACGCGCTCGAGGTAGACATCATGAATAAACTTAGGGTCGCCTATTTCCCCAGCCAGACATTACAGTTAGCCATGATAAAACAGGCGATACAAATACATGCACACACCAATACCCGTAACCCTATTGTCGAGTACCTCAATGGGCTAGTATGGGATGGTAAACCACGCATCAACAATATGCTGATCAAGTACATGAAAGCACCTGACACACTGCTATCACGTACCTATTCTCGTAAATGGATGATCAGTGCAGTAGCGCGAGCACTCACACCCGGGTGTGAGGTACACACCATGCTCGTTTTAAAAGCCGGACAAGGACACGGGAAAGGAACATTTTTTAAAACACTATCTGGTCGCTGCCAATATACCAACTACCCATGGTACAACAGCAGCAAAATAAACATCGGTGAGAAAGATGGGCGCTCAATCCTACGCACAGCATGGATACACGAGATGGCTGAGCTGGCATCACTAGCCAAAAAAGATGCGAACCTCATAAAAAACTTTCTCGACGAGGCATTTGATACGTATCGACGCGTGTACACGACACACGAAGTAAAGCTACCTCGCTGTTGTGTATTCGCTGGATCAGCCAATGACGATGATCTACAAATATTTAAGGACAAAACCGGATCACGTCGGTACTGGTATCTCGTACTAGACTATATCAAAAACACTATGGCATTTGATGCGGGCGAGCTACTGTACAATAGAGACCAGCTATGGGCTGAAGCGGTACACGCGTACAAGAAGAATGGTGAGCAGTGGCATCTAACTAAAGCTGAGGAAGATATGAGAGAGGCATACAACAATAGCTACACTATTGAAGGTGTTCATGAGACACTCGTACAGGACTATATTGCAGCGCTCGATGAGGAAGATGTAAAGTTTTTGAATATGCCAGACATGATAGCAGAGATCTACGGTAACAATCCCTCTCTCAAACCTGTGAGCAATCCCAACTACTACCCATCACTGCTGCTGAGATATGGTTGTCAGCTCGTCAATGGTGGTAAGAGATGCCGTCGCCTAAAAAAAAATAAAAGTGGGTGGTGGTCTATCCCCTAGGATATTTTATTACTACTGAAGATAGCCCGTCCTAGAGACGGGTTTATTTTTTTAACTACACTGGATTTTCTAGGAGGGTATAGCTGTATTTATCACCTAACCCATGGTGATACTGCAGGTGACACAACGATATGAGACGTGCCCAATCCACAGGTGATCGTATCACCTGACAGCCCGAAGAGTAATACTGTGTGCTGTCCACCAGCTTATAGGGATGGGCACGATGACAGTTTAGACCGAACCAACCGGTATCCTCTGAGACATGATCAGAGATACCATCCTCATTATTGTCATGATCAGAGATACCATCCTCATTATTGTCACGATATACTGTGACCACTGCACCTCGTTGACACAACGCGAGGTATTTCCCACGGTGCATGTCTAGCTTCCACACACCACGATACTGGCCAGCTTTTAAAATAGCCACACCTTTTTTATTGGTTGGATCGAGATGTTGTTCCATGGATGCATCGGTGGTGCACTCATAGTCCTCCTGTATCCATTGGCCCTGTTCACGATAGATAACATAAAACCGATCATCAAACCGACCAGCTATTCTCGATGGACTGCGCACACCAATTAGATTTAAATCATAATCTTGGAGTTTTGTAAATACCGTATAGCCAAGACTACGACAAACAGACAAGAGACCGGGTTCTTGTTCGCCCCAATTTTTATAGTTCATTTCTTCTTCTTCTTCTTCTTTGCGTAAATCGCAGCCTGTTGTTTCTTAGCCTTCGCTTTACTCATTGCCTTTTTTGTTTTGGTGTTCTTTACTTTGTATCCACCTTTGACTTTTTTGATAGGCATCTTCGGTCCCCTCGACAAGATATAAAAATTCTAACCAGAGCTGTTCATACACTAAACCCTTTTCGTTTGCCAGTGCGCGGAGAAACCACACCATCGATATAATGTTAGGTTGATTCCGACCTTTGCACCAACAGTACACAGAGTTCGGATGCAACCCAGCAACATTCGATAAACGTTTTATTTCACCATACGATGTATGACGTAACAATAATTGTTTAAGCGGTATTTTTGGCATTTATTTCGTAAGATCCTCTCCAATGTCATCGGCCAATACACCTAAGACATCTAGTAGATCAGATACAAGTTCAGACTTTTCATCCTGAGTAAAGCCACCCTGCGCATATCGGACCAACTTACCAATCAACGCAAAGATTTTTACCCATGATGCTGGAGTAAGATTTATCTTTCCCATTATATATCCTTATATGTATACAGTTTCTTTCCACCTACAGATGGTTTTTTCATTCCACCCTTGCGTGGTTTTATTGTGCTGTATGCTTTCTTCTCAGCTTTCTTTTTGCCGTACATGCTACCTCCGTACTTGTTTGACATATTATTAGCGCAACCACATGACATAATACTATCTCCGTGTTCGTTTTTTCGCACTTGGATTCTGTGTTTTTTTGCCCTTCGGCCAAAGATCTTTGCATGCCCAATGACGAGCAGACAGTTTATCACCAGCACTATCGCAACGATGTCGTGCTCTAAAAGACTTTTTGGCAGAGTCACTATAGTTGTGTCCATACCCTTTAGCCCCATATTTAATCAGCTTCTGACGACCAGCTTTGCAACCCAATACAACTTTTTTCTTTTTGCCATACCCAGCTTCACCCTTACGTAAAGCTCTAGGACTGTTGCATTTCATTGCTGATTTATTTATAGATTTGGCCATCCTTTATTTCCTGTATGTCTTGGTGTATACCATCTAGTTTATCTGATAATTTGTTCATATGCTCTGCATACATAGCACGATCATCATCACAACGTTTCATCATTGTATTGATTTGAGATACATACAGCTGTGATATATACCACAATGCAACACATGCCAATACAGTAGCGCCACCCTGACCCAAGATAAGTTCTATTATTTTTTGTCGGTTCATACATCACCTAAAAAAAGTGCCTGTTGTATAGAGGATACACAACAGGCAACAGGAACATAAAGGTAGGATTAAGCCCAGTAGTAAATACGAATGTTTTGAGAGGACGCTGGCGCAGTTCCAAACTCAATTCGTGATTTACCACCAGTACCTCCGGTGCGATTCAGCACAAACTGATCAACACCAGATGGAGAAGATTCAACCTGCTCAACAGCAAGACCGTTACGGAATACCAAAACAACTTCCCAACCAGCGGGTATTGTCTCTGAGAGATCAAAGTTTGTAGCATTACCGTCTGGAGTAGCACTGTCAACGTTAGGTGCAAATGAAACCTTAGCGGGTTCAACTGCTGCTGTTGCAAGCTGCCCAGTATCGATTCCAAGATCAGCTACTTTGAGACCCGTCGCACCTTTAGATAGAGTACTACCATCAAGGACAAGAGAGAGATCAGATACAGCAGCAGACCCATTGTAACTGGTCATGGTCATACCACTATTGGCAGCCAATGATAAAGCATTTAGATTTGCACCAAGAGCCACACCAGATATAGTGGAGTTTGCCAGCTTCGCATTTCCAATTGCAGAGTCAGCAATGTACAGACCATCAGCATCTTTGGTAATAGATCCACCTGACTCAGACTTTACTTTGACATCAAGTTTATTAGATGTGAACTGAAGACCCGGGTTTGTAGCAAGATCAGCAGATATAACATTTGATCCATCGATGGCAATACCGTCACCACCTGTGTAGGTCTCAACCTGTCCATCAACATATGCCTTAATGGCAGCAGCAGAAGCAAGTTTAGATGCGCCCCCAGACAATGAGGTTTCGATATCAGATGATTTAATTTTTGCATACGCAACGCAACCAGTGGCCAGCTTGTCCTCATTGATAATCGAATCAACAAGCTGATTGGTAACCAATTGTATAGTCATTTTATTCTCCTATAGAGGTTTATATACTGCAACCAATGTACTTCCATTAGGTGCAATAAACTGTGTTGTAAAGGTTTTGGCATTGACGACAGTTATTTCCACACCTGTACGTTGCCTCACCCCATTCCAATATATCACGATGCTGGTCGTATCAAAAGCAGAGGCAGTAACGAATGTTTGTGTAACACCATTGATTTGTGACGAGACATCTTCTTCTTGCAGACCTGATCCAAACGTACCCTCTGATCCAAACGCATCGACATTAGATGATATGGGCATCACACCCTCCACGTTATTTTAATCTGACGCACATTAACTGTACCTGTATCAGTCTTTACCCAAACCTTACTGGGCCACGTATCTGCTACATCTATTTCGATTTTAATCACTGAGCTGGTCTTAGATGGTGTAGTGATACCCAAAGCCAACCCAACCTGAGTATCACCTATTATACATTTATCACCATCTTCATCTTCTGTGACTCGTACTGTTAACGTGTTTGCTGATACCTTGCTATCACAAAAAATCCATAGAGCAGATAAAGTGCCAGCCAATATAGGCACACTGCGTATTTCTCTAACAGTTGGTTGTATCTCAAAGCTGGTCCAGTCCGTATCCACCTCTGCATCAAAGTGCTCTACAATTTTGTAATGTTCCATTAGTTTGCCGATTTCTCTAGATCATTCAGTAAACGTAACCCATCCTGTAAATTTCTCATTATTACTCGATCTTTATCTTTTGCCTTTGTAGGTGTAACCAGCCCTAACATATAGAGTCCCCACAATCCTTCGCGTAACTCAGTGACATCGATATCTACATCAACAGGTAAATCCTTTTGTATGGTAGCACCTTTCAAATACCGTGCTGTTGTAGGTATTGTACGTTGTCCTACAGGCTGCTGTTCTCTATAAGGTACAACATATTTAAAGGTAGGAACTTTTGTTCCTCGAGGAGTAGCCAACATCTGAGCTTTGTAATAATCTCTCCAGTTACGTGTCATTGCTCCATAGTACGGTGTCTGTTGTAAACCTAACTCTACAGCTAAACTAAACGATGCCATACCAATCAAACGATGTTTAAGGTAACGCATGTAACCCTTATTACCTGCTGTTCCCTTTCTAAATGTATAGTACTTTCCGGGTTCCCCATCTTTACCCAATGTCATAGGTCGTGCAGGACTAACATAATTCATCTCAACCAGATCATACATCTGTATTACCTCATCAAGCATCCCCTGTTGTTCAGCAGCAAAGATTAACTCTGATGGAAACTGACGTATACGTCTACCTCCTGAAGCTGCGCGTATACGTTCGAACAACGTGTCAAATAAAGGATTAGATTCAGCAGTTTTTAAACCCGATGACAAGATAGCATCAAACAATACATCCTCATAAATCATATCCTTTCTGCCTGTGCCTGATATATCAGTGGCTATATTCATTGACAGCAATGCAGATGTACTCATAAGATCAAACATCTGCATCAATGGATTAGGTGGACCAGACAAATAAATATCTTTTTTGTCTACCGACCCTGCAAATATATTAAACATACGACCACGTTGATCATCTGTATACCCGACAACATCTTCAGCCATAGCCTGAGCCAAGCTATTCTGTGCTCTCAATACCCTAGGTGCAGTACCACCACGTGCAAATGAGTTCAATGTTTCAACACCCATTGTACGCATGAACGCATAGAAGTATATATACCGTGCAATGTACTGTCGTTCAAAGCTACTCAATGAGGTATAGTCCAGCATCGATCTCTTTGCTAGGTCAGCTGCCTGCTTGACTGTAGCTCCCTCTTTCAAACTCTCTACAAATACAAACTGTCTAAGCTCTGCATCCTGTACCATTGCAATACGAGCCAGATAGTTTGTTTTTGTAGGGTTCAGTACATCAACAATTTTTGCGGGTACACCCTTCATTGTTCCATCTGGTTTTATTCCTACCAAATCTAAGAGCTCTTTGTACTCTTGGTCATAAAACTCTATCGATGATCTACTGTACTGTATACCATAGGTGTCTGTTAAATCTCTCAACTCCTTTGCGGTATAGTTTCGACCTGCATTGCTTTTATTGGCAAAGATAATAATCTCATCGTCGGGTGCATGTAGGTAACGAGTACTGTCAAACCACCCCTTATATCCACGATTCTTTACCAACACACGATCAGCCAAGCTGGCCAATCCCATACCGGCTGACAGTCCTGTAAACTTTATCGCTTGCTTCAGGTTTGTACCACCATACCCAATAGTCGCACCCCATATTACAGGAGCAGTCAAACGGTTGAACCCTAGAAAACGTGTAGTCGGAAGCCCAATACCATACAACATATTGGCTGTTGATAGTCGTCGAGCCTGAGATAAAAGGTAATCCGCTGCATACAATACATTATATCCTGCACTGGTTACCGGCTGCATCCGTGTAGCCATCTGCTGTAGTCGCTCACTAAATGCTGCCTCTTTAAAACGTGTCATGATTCGCGGTATAAGATCACTGGTAATGTCACCATACAACAAAGCCATGTTTGTTTTGCCCAAGTAATCAATAGTCGGCTTCATGTTGCGTAGGTTATTGGCCAGTATATCCTCACTCAAACCAAAACGACTCATGTAATTGTGTAGGTACATCATCTGTTGACCAAATATGCCTGTGCTTTTACCCTCTGCACTACCTATCATCTGCAATAAGTATTCTTTTTGTAGCCGTGTAATAACCTCGGGAAGCTCTTTTATAGCATCATCAAGCAGTTTTTGTGCCTTGACATCGGGAATATCAACGCGTGTTATTTTATCTTTAAACCTAGCCAATATACGCAGTGATCGATTCTGTATGTTTTCAAACGTATTTGTTTTTAGTATTCCATTATTAACTAGGTTTGTTAAGTATTGGCTCATGTCCACATTGGTAGATCCATTCTTAACCATCTGTCCTAGGTAGCCATTTAAAAACTTACGTTGCTGATCTCTGCCTGATAGCCTCCAGACATCTTTCATTACACCATCAAACAAAATTTCTTTAATGGTATCTAACAATGTATCAACCTGCAACTGGGTCACCTTGCCTTGATTCACAGAGAATCGTAACAACATATTTATTTCATTCTCCAGTAGTCCAGACATAGCCTCTACATTCTCTAATCCGGGGGTCCCCTGATTCATACGATTTAGATTTATCAACATGTCAGGTTGCTCGAGCATAAACTGTTTTATTGCTCGATCTACATTCTGTGTACGTTGTATGTCATTCATCATCTCAATAAGAGGATAATTAAAATCTTCTCCTACCAGTCCAGCCCTCAATCCATAAGGCTTTAAATATGGAATCTGAGTTTTGATGTTGTTAATAACTGCTTCAACATTAGCTGGGGTAAATGCCAATACATTATCTGGCTCATAAAATGCCTTATTTGTATCCTTACGTATAACATCTCTAAATATATTAGGGTCGATGTCATCAATGTCTCGCAGTGGCTGTACCCACTTTGTTACAGGTTTCGTAAAGACTTTCTTAATAATGTTTTCCCACAGTTGTGCACGATATATACTGTTGACATACTGCTGCATATTAGCTTCAACATCATCTATGACCGTCATCAAATCATCGTAACTCTCACCTATACCCTGCTGCTTTAAAAAGTCATTGACGTTCTTTCTGCCATACTTTTCGCTTAACTGAGATAGCTTACGTTCTCTGGCAAACTGTTTACTTTTACGTTCCTGCTTTGCTTCTTCTCTAGTTACACGTTCAGTTGTAGTAGCCTGCAAACGAGATACTTGATCTTCAATTTCATCATTGATACGTAAGATTTCTTCTTGCTTTTTTCTTTTTAAACGATCTAATAATTCATCTGTATCTTTTTTTACACGAGCAATTCTATTACGTATTTCTTCTTCTTTAAGATCAATACGTTTCTTTTGTTGAGGTGTAAGATTTCTTCTTGCAAGTTTATCTTGTGCATCTTTAATCAAAGGACCATACTTTTTATCTGCCTCTTTTAATTTTTTTTGATAACGATTCTCTATTTTTTGTGCCTGTACATTATATGCACTTTGTAATTTATTGCGTTGCGCTTGTATCTTTTTATTTTCAGCTACAAATTTAGAATCTTTAAACTGTAACTTTTCTAATTTTTCATCAAGTTTATCATCGAGCTTATCTAATAGTTTATTCCTGTTTGCCTCTAAAGTTATTTTTCGATTTTCATATCTACGTTCTATACGTTTTAATTGATTCGATAATAAACTATCTTCTAACTTTTGTACAGATTGTGTACCTTTAGATTGTGTTTTAGCAATGCGCTCTGCATACAACGTTTCTTTTTTTTGTATTTGTTCAAGTTTATTTTGCTGTATTTTATTTAACTGTTGTCTTTTCTTTTGTGTAAACTGTTGTAGCTTTTCTTGTTGTTGAGCTTTTAATCCTTCAACTTGTCCTACAGTTTGTTGTCGCAGCTCTGGAGCAACACCCATACGTTGACGGGTAGCCATATCCTCTGCCCTACCAAGCTGTTGTGCTACATCTAGCTGTACATATTCTTCTATTGTTTTATGGTATGCTTCCACCTTCGCTTGAGGAGTAGCTGCTTGACGCACCTCATTCTCCAAACGACTACGCACCTGCTTAAACGATGCCTCCTGAGCAATACGTATTTCACTTTGTAGTCTGTATAAAGGTACAGGTAACATCTCCTTAGCAAACATTTTATTGTATACATTAGCTGCAATACCCTGTTTACCACCACGCAATTGCTTTACTGCATTGACCATACCCTGTAGTTGTATAGCAAAAGACCCACGTTCTTTTGTAGGACCGATTAATGTTGACCGTGCTGCACCTCGAAGTGTGGCCAACTCTCCAGTCAATGTACCAGACTTTAGCTTTACACCATTTAAAAATTGTATACCCAGCTCACCAGAGATAATGTTTTCAAGGGCTTGATACTCAATGCCTGTCAAAGCATCAGTAGCCTTTAGTGCACCCTGAGCAGCCTGCTCAATCTTAGCCAACAACTGTTGTGGTAACTGCACCCCACTAAACTTTGTGTAGTTTATTAAAGACTCTGCTGCTTTCTTTGTAGGTGTGTACCGTAACTCTTTACCAACTACCTGTGCCTGAGTATCAAGTAAACGTGCTTTCTGTTTTTGATGTCGGTTAAAAGCTGGAGTCATGCGACCCGTACTGGTCTGTACACTCTTTAAAGGTACAGCAACCGTGCCACCAATATCGATAAAGTCATCAGGTATATTCTTTAAAAAGTTATCCCTCAATACAGATGCCACAGCATTACGTACAGATTCATACACCACTCGCGGTGACTGTTTTAATAGTGTTGTGCCTACTGTTTTACCTAAACCAGCATCTTCTAAAACCTTTAAACTCTTTCCTAATCCCTCAAGTTCAAAAGGTTTTAAACCTTCTGTCTGAGATTTTTGTAATAATTGTTTTGTTCGTTGTGCAATTGCCATTAAATTTTTGTCAGGAACTATGCCTAAATAATGATCAATTTGGTCAGGAGATATGCCTAAAGAATGATCAACTTGAATAAGATTGATCTTATCCCAATCTATATTACGCAATAAAGCACTACGCACACTTCTGTTTATGACATCTGCATCAAACGTAGGTGTTACACCTGTACGAATACTTTTAACTGTATCGTTTGCTATGTCTGTAGATCGACGTAAAGATGGTATATCTGCATCTATTGCCTTTTCAATTTGATTTACAAATGGGCGTATTTTAACTAGTGCATCATCAACCTTTATACCTTTACCAATAAAGTTTGTAATAAAAGGAGAGTTCGGTATCTTTATATCAGACAGTTTAATAAATGATTCACCAAGAGATTTCATTTTTTGTATAACAACTTCTAATGCTTTTACAGACCCATATATATCACCAATCGTTTCTGCTGTCTTAGATCGTAATGTTTGACGAGATAATAAACCGCCCTCCTTTACAATCTCCTTTTCAATTTGTTTTGCAGATAAACCTTCGTCAACACTCTTCAATGCCTTATCCAGTTCAGCTTTATGTCCATGATAACGTATTGATTCCAATGGCTCAGAGATAAGCTGACCAGCTTTTTGTAGCTTACCTGACTGGCGAGCTTTACCAGCTACCTGTAAACCTTTACCGACTACACGTGCCACATCTGATGCTACACCCACTGGAGTTATCCGTATACCCAACTCAGGCAACAACGATAAACCCATAGACTGATATGTACCCTGCGTTCCAAAACCCAGTAACCCATCATTTTGTGTATCAGCTGGGGCTAACTGTGCCTGCATCTGCTGAAACACACCCTGCCCTGTAGCTAGGTTTGTAAGAAACTGTCCCATTCCGGGTGCATCTATTTGGGTCTCCTGATACCCAGCCCCTTTACGCGTACTGGGAGGAGCACCTGTCATGCTGCCTATTAGGTCTTGAGTCTCTTTTACTATGGGTGCAACTGTCGCACTACCACTCATTAGCATGCGGAAACCCCAACCCAAGTTTGTCTCAGGCATATACCCAGCTTCTTGTATTATGGCATACTGAGGATCTTCTTCAAACTCTTGCTCGAGCTGTGCAATCTCACGAGGTATGTCGTATTTACGTTGCTGTCGTCTGCGCTCTGCCTCCATCATACCACGGGCAGCCTCGGGCGATATACCAGACACACCAGTAAATCCTCTTGGCCCCTTCAACTCAGTCTCTAATCGTTTATACTCTCGTCGTAACTGTTCTATCTTTTCTTGTTTTGGCCCTGTCTTTATTTTATATTCTGGTGCAAAAGCAATCTGTCTCTTAAGAGCCTCAAAAGCAAACTCACTAGGAGTCGCCTTACGTACCTCATTGGTCTGAGAATCAAGTACCAATCCCTTTACTGGGTCCACTATTGTTGACAGTCCCCATGATGGTCTACCGCCCGATGTACCGATCTCTCCTGTTTTATATAGCTCTGGCCTAACACGTCTACGTAGCTGCTCTTGTGCTCTCTCTACGGCTGCTTCATCAAGCGATATAAAACCTTTGGGTTTACCCTGTTGTTCTGCTTTCTGTATCTTTGCTGCTTCTTTATAGACATATGGAGACTCACCACGTAAAGCAGTACGCAATTCATATTGAGCCTGACGTTTCTCTTGCTCAGTTACAGGAGTAGCGCGTACCTCTTGATCATACATAAACTGTAGTTTATTTTCAAGTTTACCTAGCTTTACCAAATAATCTGCGGATTGTATCTCACCCTTATTAAACTTTTCATTCAGCTTGCGTATATCTTCTTGGAGCTTGAAAATACTTGTCTTAGGTACAGGAGCCATGTTATTTACCCAGTGCTTTTAATGCCTCAAGATAGTCTACATTAGGACTACCATCTTTTAAGACCAATGGATTTCTCGATCTTTGTAGTGCCATTGCTCGACTATTAAATGCAGTAACAGCTCGCAATTGTTTCTCCTTATCATCAGGGAAAAAACCATTGATCCTATCAAGGACTTTATCATAAGACTGGCCATCTTTCAATGCACCCTGAGTAGGATCAAACATCTCTTTGTACAAAGATACCCCTGCTTGTTCTGGCACACCCATATTCTGTATGTCCATATCTGTTCGATCAGACATTTTAAACGCATCATTTTCTGTTGCATAAAACCGCTGTGATGAAGCAGGTATATTTACCTGTGGCTTCTTGGCTCCGGGTTCTAGCAACTCTCCAGCTCTCGCGCGTATTACCTCTGGACTTGCCATGTAAGGAGACATGCGACCAATCTGTTGCCGTTGTCTTAATATCGATAGCTGTCGTTCCAATGCAGCATCATCAAGCAGTGTGCGCTCCTCAAAGGTTACAGCCAACGGGTCTTTAGGTACAACACGTTTCAGTTCTTCATACGCATCAAAAGCATCTTGTGATATATCTTTACGTTCCTTCGCATCAATCTCAAAAGGTGTGTCATCTCCTGCATTTAAAGCATCAAAAACATCAGATGCACGACGCACTAAATCTTCACTACCTAAATCTTCTACCTTTATTTCTTCTTTAAATACTGGTTTTTTCATTGGTGGCTTCATTCGTATTTTTGTACCACCACCCCTTAATAAAGGTTTGTACGCATCATAGTATGCTTTATACTCACGTTCTTTTGCCTGTTTCTTTTGCTCAGCTGTGATGCCTTCAACATCTGACAATCGACCTGTAACATTAGCCAAGTCTGTATCTGTTCCACCAAAAACATACTCACGAATAGTTTGTATTGCAGGATCGTCAGGAGCTTTACCTGTAGCTCTAACAAGCTGATCCATAAACTGATCTCCTACATCCTTTAACCTAATGCGTTCAAGTTCTTTTTGATTGGTTGCTTCAGGAAATGTCGCGTCACTTTTAGTTACTTCTGCCTCACGACGAGCTTTATCTAAACCACCATGTAACGTACTATTCTTAGCCATAAACGCAGCATTATATAAATCTGCTTCTGTTACTGTAGGTTTTTGTAATTCCCCAATCAATCTGGTTTGTACAGCCTCTAGCTCAGAGTTAAAAATCTCCTTGCCTGTCGTTTGTTTATCTGCATAATCGCGTGCATCTCTAACAACCCGCACCTGTTGTTGTCTAAACCTGCCTCCTTCTGTTGCACTAATCTGTGCTCTTGCTTTTTCATCACCATACAAACGCATACGATTTGTGTCATCTACACGATTTTGTTCTTTAATATTATAAAAAGCTCGTTCACTATTTATTTTTGCAAGCTGGAGATTTCCTCTCATTTGTTCGCGACGTATCGATGCAATCTCTTTTTGATATGCTCGCCAAGATTTTTCTTCATCAGCCAATACTTTTATTGCTGCATCACGGGCTGCACTTTCATTCTGAAAACGTGACAAAGCCTCATTATAGGCCATCTCCATTGCACTGTTAATGCGTTGTTGATTAGTCTGATAATACATCTGTAGTATTTGTTGTGCTGCTTCAAACGACATAGTAACCTACTGTTGAGGTGGTTTTTTAGGTGGAAATAAATAATCACGAAGAGCTTTTAAAGCATCAAGAGGAGTCTCAATTGTTTCACCAGTCACAGGATTGTATTGAGTAAATTGTACCGTCGGAGAACCCGTCTTCCCCCAGTTATCAATAGCCATAACGTAATCAGGTATTCGATTTCTTGTCATACCCTGTACTGCATCAACACCATTCACACCCAAAGTAGGCTTAGATAAATCCTCTACTGCCTTCATTCCTGCTGAAGCAGCCTCACCTGCCGATGTACTAATGCCCAACATCTTTGCTGCACCTGCTACAGTATTCTTTGCTGCACCAGTAAGTTGCGCTTTCTGTTTGTTTAATGATTCATCCATCATAGCTTTTTGTGCTTGCAAACCACCAATCTGACTGGTTGCCTGTCCCAATCCACCAATCAAAGCCATAGCTGCCTGACGTTCCATAGCCTTACTTTGAAGTTGTTGTTGACGAAGACGATCCATTTCTTCTTGTTGTTGTATAGCCATTTGAGCATCACGTTGGGCTACAGACTGATCGACCTGTGCGCGTGCTGCCTGTGCTGTCTCCTTTAGTGCCTGCTGCCCTCTGAATGTTTCAGCCTGTCCTATGTCTGCAATCTGTTGTTGCTGTGCCTGACGGGCTATTGCTTCGCGTTCTGCTGTCTGTACTGGTGACATCGCCTCTGCTCTGAATCGTTCACGTTCAGCTGCCGTCAACCCTAAAGCGTCCTGCGCTGCGCGTCGTTCAAGTTCTCTCAAACGATCAACCTGATCAGGTGTCAGTTTTAAATCTTGTCCTGCACCATACGCACCTACAGCTTGACTGCCAGACTGTAACATCTGACCTATACCGCCTGTCAATAGTGCTAAAGTAAAAGGATCTAAAGCCATGCTAACCTCACATGTAAAAACATTCTAGTGATACTGCCCATGAAACATTTTGTGTTTGTCCAGCAGTACTTGTAAAACTCAAACCTATATTGTAGCCATGTACAGCACTGGTAACATCTGTCAATACTATACCATTGGTTGTCTGAGTACCGTCTATCAATATATTATGAGTACTCGCATTAGGTTGTTCGGCCACCACATGAGGTACACTTGACCCTGTTATAGCCTTGTTGTTTAAGGATGCCCTCAGTATTGTCTCTCCATCTGTACCATCATTGTCTCGTACACTCTGATGCACCATAGACCACTGAAAAAATAATGTACATGGGCGCAGTATATCAAAGGTGATGTTGGTATAGGTTACAAAAACTCTAGGAGGATCAACTGTAAATCCCTGTCTGTTACTAATCCATCGACTACAATACGATAAGTTCTGCTGTATTGCTCCATTGTAACGACCACCAAACACACCTGATACATTCACAGCCAAGTTCTGTATTGAATCGTACCGGCCCTGCATTATATGATGGGTGTCTACCCAAGGGTTTGCCAACTGTATATCTGATGCTGTCAACTCCTGTTGCTTAGATAACATCGCATCAAGGTTACTACGTACATCTGCTGCATCTAGCTTCTCACCTGTAGTCCATGTTTTAGGGAATGATATACTCATTGTTCTCTCATTACTAAATATGTAACGTAGCTTTTATTTATTGTTGTGTTCTGTGTACCAGAGCTCACAGTCTTTAAAGCCCAAGCATTACCCTGCACAAATCCTGCTGTGGTAACATACCTCTGTGATAATAAACCACGGCATTGTAGTCGCAATCCATATATTGTTATATCACTCGATGGTGCATACCACCAACACCCATATGCTGTTCTGTGAGGGGGTGTGTCTATTGTTGTACTGCTACTGTGTTCTCGTACAAACGCATGATTGTATATTGTACACCCATACGCATATTGAGTAGGATTCCCCCATACACTGGGAGACCCGGGAGAAGCACCATCTATAGGTACATCAAAATCGTTTTGATTCTCCACAGCTTCCCATGCACCACCAGACGAGAGTTGGTACTCTAGCCATACTGCCCAGACACAACCATTGTTTGTCGTACTGTTTACTGGCGCATTAGATGATACCGTATTCTCAAAATCAAACTGCCAATACACACGTATTATATTTCCCGTCACAACGGGTTGTACCACTGTCCATTCCTGTACCGTTACAGCAGCATCAAAAGGAGGAGAGCTAGCTGTATTGGCATTGACAGTCACAGGTGTTGTATACTCATTACTGGCTGCAGCAACAAGGATAATCCCACTTTTACCGTGACCACTGTTCAAACTAAAGACAGGTTGATCTAAACCCTCATTACGTACATTCTCGCCATCCAACTCAAAGGCATTGTTGACATCTGTAAACATCTGATTTAAATCTGTACTGGTTAGCTTATCCCCTCGAGTAGGAGGATTACTATTGGTTATTCGACTCATCTCCACCTACCTATAAATAAATGCTGCATCGATAACAACTGAAAGAGACAACGTGTACCATCCCCATCATTAAAGGCTGCATTGCGCACCTGTACACGTATCGTATTAGGGCTGGCAGTAACAGGCAAATCACACAACAACCTAAATGTTACTGTAGGTACAGGGATCTTATACGCATGGGCTACCTCAACACCATCGAACAATAACCTTATTGTACAATACTTAGGGTTATCACCTGAGTAGTATGTATAGTTATATACATGACTAGAAAACTCCCAGTGCAACATACCATTCTTTAAACCATCGATGGTAAACTCGTCTACAGTAACCCAACCACCACCATACGTATTGTATGTCGGTCCGCGAAAATCATCTGTTACTGTGGTTGTATCCTCCAGCTCAGTAACATCACCACGACGATACAATAACATTTTATGAAACGCACGATCTTGTAGGGCATCTTCATCGATAACTTCTGATGGAGTAATGGTACGATCAATACCTCCATTAAGGGTTGACTTGTACGCATTGTAGCCTTTGGTAAACTGTTTATAGTCTACTATGGCATTGTCCCTAGGATATGCTTCTGTCCATTTCTTACTCATAGTCGTTTACCCTTTATTACCCTCATGCCTGATGCAGTAAAGTCTATGGCAAACCCTATGATATGCACGTCTGCATTGGTCTGTATGCGCCATTGAAAGTGCCCACATGCCTTGCTGTGTACATCATACCGTATTGTTGTTACCAGTGGTTCTTCCCAGTATTTATCTGCATCAAGATAAACCTTATCATACACATTCTGATCGAGAAAATCTGCACGTTGCTGTACCAATGCTGTTGTTGTTTCTGCATTGTTATACTGAAAATCCATATAGTAATCCAATGCGATGTCTTGATCTCCACCTGTGGCCACAAAGAGGTACACATGGTGTATCTTCTTTTTGAGACTTGAATCACCCATATCTAGCCATGCACTGCGCATAGTACTTGTGAAGGCAGGATTATCAGCAATGCTATCTCCAGACTTATTTTGTCCGGCAGCACGACGAGCAGACAAAACCATAATACCATGTTCATCATTACTGCTGGGTGCAGCATCAGCCATACCAAAAAGGACATCACCTTGAGCATTGACTATAAGCTGGCCTGCTGGAATCTCTTCTCTGATAGACCAGACATTTTTATCTGTATGCAATACCAATGCAAAATTATTTACTGGGCTTCCATCAACAGGAAAATGTACAATGTATTCTCGACGTTTCCGCGAATATACCGCACTGGCTTTTACAAAAGCATCTTTGTTTATACGAGCAAACGTATCATGTAGGTGTGGAGTAATGAGCTGTACAGTAGGACTGGAGCTATATTCAGCATTTATATTTACAGCATACACACCATCATAAGATAAAAAGATCACACCTAGTGTGGGAACATGCACAATGGTATTGGTAGCCAATGTACCTACATGTTGTGTCAAAGGAAATGCAGCAAACGTAGGAAAGTCTCCACGTATAACATCGATGCTATACTCACGAAACACCAATAGATTATTAAAAAAGCTATACAGTCCTGTTATACCACCACCCTGTCTATGGCTCAGCAATATAAAACTCAATGCACCATATTGATCTGGTTTGGTAGGATTGGAATAATACAATACCAAATCATTGTCTCTACCACCATCAATAAATAGACAGTCCTTGTATACACCAATATACCTAGCACCCAGCGCAGGAAAGAGTGTGGAGTCCACCATCATAGGTGCTTGAGATCCCAATGAACTATCGGATACATCATCGATAAATACATCATCACCATTATTGGGCACATCTGCTACGTAGTAATATGTATCTCCATCAAACTCTGCATCATCACTAAAGTTTTTGGTACGGTATATTCTGCGCGATACAATATCATTATTGCCTGTAGGTATGTCGAGCACTATTGCATACCGATACTCAGCTACAGGTGTTGTCCATTCCACGGTATTACTGGCATCTGATAAAGGACTTTCAGCACCTGCTGTATTGATAAAAGACATCTTATATCTATACTTGTTTTTCTTATCGTCAAGTGCAATACCCAAACCTTTGTTCTTATAGTCTGTGCTCACAGCTGGGGTATAGGCATCTCCTACAAATACCAATGATGCAAAATCCCCTGATGCTGACGTTGCAGTAGGATCAGTCTCTACATTCCATGCCACTGGAGCAGGGGGTAACTGATCAAACCCTAAAGGATACTCGATCAAATAGTTTGTTGTGTATGCTGTACATGGCCACAAATGACTTTTGCTAGGCTTGTCATATCCATTTACATAAATAACAAACCGCCCAAACTGTACATACTGTGTACCCAGCTCAGAGGTATTGGGTACAGTTCTGCCTGTTGACAGTTCATTTTTCTTAGGACTACCATCAAAGTCATTGAGCTGGTATAGTGTACCGTTCTGCTCAAACAGTATACAGTCTTGTGCACCTTGATGACGTTGTACATAAAACAAACTATCTACCTTTTGTGTAAGAAAAGGAGTCCAGTCATTTGCAGGATAGTTATATTTTTCATACCCAAAATGATTATCCCAGCCCCCTGTATACGTATTGATCTGCCAGTTCGTAAGCTCGAGCAGAGTGTCATTAGGCTGGGGAAAGTTTTGGAACAGACCTTTTAATTGTTTTACTTGTACATTCGTATCATTCATGGGATTCTGCGCAATGGTGTAAACATGGGTACAGTATCAACACCGCTCTCCTTCATAAAGCCTTTGATAAAACGACGTGGTTTCTGAGTCAAGAAGCGTTCTTCCATCTTTATTATCTCATCCATATATTTCTTTCGATATATACCACCCAAAGATAAGTTGTCATGTTTATTCAGTATGTCCCACAAACAGGCATAAGCTAAACATATATGATGACTCTGAGGTAACTGAGGTGTATCGGTATCTTCCACCAATCGTGGTGGTCTATAAATATATCGTAAAGACAATTCAAAATCTTCATTCTGTCTAGGATAAAGTCTCAGCTGTTGTCTATATCCCTCGGGGTATCCAAACTGACTGTTGCTTAGTACAAATGTACCATTCGCAAATTCTGTCTCTGTAAACTCTACAAACTGTGTACTCGCATACTCAGGATCTACTTTATTGATTTCATACACACCTTTAAACTTAGGTGCATCGCTGTCATCAACAATATATACACGACGAGCATACGGTTTATTATCGGGTAAAGCCGCATAAGTTATCTGCAACACTTGATTGTCGGCCAGCTCAATAGGAGAAGAAAATGGAGATAAACCAGACTCAACCTCACTGGCTACCCCATTCTTTTCCCACTTTAAATATGTCTGAGCGCATCGTACAGTACGCACACCCTTACCTGCTGTACTTGTTGATACTGCAACAGTAGGAGGCACGGGAGGAGCAGTCAACATAAAGTCGTCTTGTATCACCCAGTAGTTAGGTATATTTACTTCATCAAGAGGCATGTTGTAATACTCATCCTCAAAACGTGTCATGGGTATATACCGACCCACCTGTGTAGGTGCAATGGTCAAAGACCGACGACCCACCTGTAATAAAGCTACACAGTCTACAGGCATACGTATAAATCTATTCTTGAATCGTATAGACTGTGAGCCAGAATACGATACATTTCCTTCTACAAAACATTCATTTAGATTACCCGGAGCATTGTACAAAACCTCATACTCTACTCCTTCGATCTCAACGATGTTGCCTTCAGCCCAAGCAGGTAAACCCAATGTTGCATACAAAGTAGTTAGCTTTGTTGACATATTGTACGTTGCTGTAGCTGATACGGTCTGATCTTCATATACCTCTACCTTTACTTCCTTCTGTGCAAAGGTAAACTCTTTTGAGCTGAACAACATACGGTAGTAATGATTGATAATGTTGTCTACCTGTTTGTTGTAATCAACATTAGCCGATGGGTCATAGTCTATGACATTGGCAATATATTCTCGTATGTCCTTGAGGTTCATATCACACCATAAAAAAAATGGTTGGGCATATTATAATACACCCAACCTGTTGGAGATTGTTAGTCTTTAGAACTGAGGTAATACATAAACATTAGCAACATTACCTGATTCAGCAGATACAGCCCAAGCAACAATGTGTGCTTGTTGTACAACTGTTCCTGCTGTAGTTCCAGTTCCATCGCCTAGATCTGTTCTAAACTCTGGAGCTTTCTCAGCACGTCCAGCAGTAGATGATGCAACCAAACGATCAGATTGAGCGATACCACTATCAACATTCGCTGAACAAATACCTCTAATGCAGATTCGTATATTACCATCTATTGATGCTGATTCTAAAGCTACACCAATACCTAAGTTAGATATGGCTGTTGCAGTTAGTTTTTTAACATACAATACTTTGTCAGAATCATCGGATTGATTTAAATCGAGGGTTACAAAGTCCCCTGCTACGATTGCTTCTGCCGCAATAAATACCTCTTCAATTCGACGGTTAGACGCATCAACTGAAGAACCAGTTGTATCTGCCGCTTTATCAAGACGTTGTAATAAGTTTTGTGAAGCCATTGTTATCTCCTATGGAATTTCTGTTGCAAAAGCGTTTACAAGGATTCCATGACCACTCAGGTTTGCAGTAGCCAACTGAGTACGGGTCATAATGTTTGCAGCCATAGCAGCATAACCACTAATGCGTTCAAACTCGCCCATCTCAAAATAGGCATCCTTATCAAAATATAATGATAACAATTTGCTGTTTAAAAACATTGCATCAATAGTACCATTGTTCTCACTATCTGTCTGATAATCACCTGTAGATGAACCAAATGTAATAGCAGTTGTACCATCCATCTTTAAAGCTGCACCAGTGTTACTAACATCAAAGTCAGCAGCAACCCAAGTAGCACCCAAGTTAGGTTCAACATATACACGAGCACCATTGAACATGAGTCCCATCTTACCGGCCATGTCACGTTCATCTTGTATAGATGTGTAACGTTCCTGAGCAAAGAGACTGTTCTTGTAAAGCTCATAGCATCGTGGTGACATAAGAATAATGTCAACCTCACCTTCGGGTGCATATACCTGTGTATCAATGTACAGCTTACTCATAGCTCGGAACAAACGTGTAGCATGATCGGTTACAGATGGAAATGCAGAAGGACAATCGATGTATTGATTTTGGAATGTAGACTTGTATGTATTACGAGACAATCCACCTACTGTACCTGTTGTCTGTGATCCAAAAGGTTGTAGTGCAAACCAACCCTCAGCATCAGAAGGATGTAGGGTTTCCAGTTCAGACAGTACAGTTGAATCGTTCGCAACAACTTGCTTACAGAACTCACGTTGAAGCATACCCATTACTGACTTGAGTCGTGCTTCTGCAATGTTAATCACTGCACGGTCACCTTTATTAGAAAGCTGTTCTTTCTCGGTAATAACAACAGGAGCAACAAAGTCACACCAGTTGTACTCGGTCTGACGAAGGGGATCTTTAACCGCAAGGTTTACTGATTCGTATCCGCTGGACAACTGAGTAATCATTGAGTGCTCAGTCATGATTGCAGGACAGTTTACTTTTTGTCCACCATCAGACTCTATTACAGCTCCGTGTGAGCGAATAGCATCCAACAGGGGAATGTTTTTAAATGTATTATCAACTTCACGATCTTTCAGGATACGCAGGGTTGATGCAAGAATATCTGGTTGTATAGCCATTAGTATCTCTAGTTTAGGGTTTCTTTATTGCCTCGTATCCTGATGGGGGAGTAAGCATTAACGTATCCAATTGGGTTTAATACTTATGCAATATAAATTGTTATATACGATTATTTCTTTTGTTTCAACAAGTGTGCATATAAATCATGCGCTCTCATAGATGTTGCACCTTTTGGCACAGTTATTCCTTTGTGCTGACCAATCCCAACTTTTAATCCCGATGCCTTAGCAGCCTTATTAAAAGCCAGTTGTTGCAGCTGTGCTCTTTCCGCAGTCTCATGACTACGTCTACCACGTACAATCCAATACGCATCCTGTAATGACAAACCTTCATTGCTCTCTAATGTTTGTCGTACCTCTGTACGAAGGGCATCATCTGTCTTTAACTCCGGGTGCTGTGTCATAAAAGACTGTATTTTGGTCTGTGCCTGATGTCGCATCTGCTGTTCAGCCATAGGTTGTAACACTGCCTGTAGTTTCTCAGCCACCATTTTATTAACATATCGCTGAAATGAATCATTATCAAAAGGATCAAACTCGCCCGCATCTGCTTCTGCCGCTTCTTTGATTGCTTTAAATGCTGCATTGTCTTGGAGGTTAGCCTGTAAAGCCTGTAGCTCTTGACGTTGTTGATCAAGTTCTTTGCGTTGATTGGCTAACTCTTGTGTTTTGCGAGTATAGTCTGCTCTAAGCTGGCGCATAGCACGTTGACTATTTTCGTCTGCCTGTTCAAAAAGACTATCCCATGATTCACCCTCACGTAATTTTTCTTTTGGTGGTGGTGGTGTACCATTCTTTTGTGCTTCATATTCAGCCAACAGTGCATCTACACGTTGGTCGTATTCATCTTTATAGTTATCAATAGATGGAGTTCCCTCTGCAGAGACTTCTGTGTTTTCGGCAGTTGTCTCTGTAGGGGTTTCTGTTGATAGGTTAGCTGTTGTTCCTGTATCTTCTTCTGACATGTTACCTCATTCTGCTGGCAAATAGTTCTTCATCTGACATGGCTACATCACCTTCTGGTGTTACCTCTTCGGTTACTTCTGCTTCCATTTCCATAGGTGCGGCAGCCTGTGATAAATAATCTTTAAACTCTTTACTGTCACTCAGTCTTTTAATCATAGCAGCCAGACGAGCAATGTCCTGATCGGTGGCCAAATCAGATAACATCATATCAATAGGCATTTGTGCATCACTGGCAATCTGCATAATCGCCATTAAAGCCTGCATAAAGTCTGGTGCAAATGTAGTCTGATCTTCTGTAAAATCTGGTATAGGTGTTTGTTCACCCAACATAGTCAAAATCTTATTGACCTCTTTGGTTAAAGCATTAAGAGCGCGAGCAGAAAACTGTCCTTGAGGTGTAGCAATCTGCATACCTTGTGCTTGAGCTTGATCCATACCCGCACCAATCTCTTGTGCCTGCATCATTAAATCTTGAGGAATAGACATGTTGTCTCCTATAAAAGTTGTGCAACTTGTTGTGGAGATCCCGGGACCCCTTGTTCTATTGTTGCTGTTGGTGAAGGTTGGGCTTGTGGTTGGGCCATAGCCTGTGCCCCTTCAATAGTGGGTTCTAAAAAATCTTCTGGTAAATCCAGCTTACGTACAAGTTCTTCCAATAGCTTCTGCTGTGGGACCCCCAAACCTTGTAGGGTCTGAATCGCCATCATAAAGTCTTGTTTCTTTACCGCTTCGCTTACAGGTGTAGCACCCGCATCAAGCGCAAAGAAGCTAAAGTCTGCATCAAGATCTGCGCTGCGTACAACCTCAGTCTTGTTGTTTAGCACAATAACCTCTGGAGTATCCTGTAAAAATATCTTCATCATTGAGATGTACACCATCGATACATGCTCAATCATAGCATCACGTTCTCTAGCCAGTCGGCCAATCTCTGATGATGAATAACTGGCCAGAGCAGTAATCTCTGTAGCAGTAGCCCGAGTAGCTTCTCCACGAGTAAATGGAGCCATGACTGATCCGCGTTGGAAATCATCATTCACCTGTCTAATATATGTTTCAAGTTCAGCAGGTACAGGAGTATGGGGAACAGACTGTATCGAGCCTGCAATAGATTGAGATGGAGATAACTCTGCTTCAATGTACTCTCCATCTGCACCCATAGCCAGCTTGGCCATATCTTCATCACTATACACACCTTTCTTCACAATCCATTGTCGTGCAGCTCTGCGTACCATAGTGGACTGATATGTACGCACGATGTTTGTTTCTTCAACCTGTGAGTATACCCGTCTCAATGCACTATACCCACGCATAGGTACATCAGGCTGACGTGAAAAGAACAACGGTACAATAGGAGCAATCGGATTATCGGCAGCATCAGTAAAGGGTATCTGATCAAACCGTTCTGTGTTGTCCTTGTCAATCTCTATATCAATACCATCATACAACCATTTTTGACCATTCTGATAATCTGGTGACCATACATACATTTTGTTTTCTTTCAAATCGTAATACTCAACAACCTGTATATATTCAAATGGTGAATCTTCTGTATCTCCACTCTTGTTAACCTGTGAAAGATTCACACCCATATAACTATGCAACCCATCATCTTCATGTTCATAGTCTAGGAAACGTACAAGCTGGTGCGATGAATACTGTTTGTTCCCATACTTTTGTTTTGCTTCGTCGACAGTGATATGGTAACGATGGGCTACATACTTTTGCTGTGACCATGACGGGGCATCGGTATCCACAATAATGTCCCAGCAAGGAACAGCAGACACACCTACACGTTTAAATGGATCAGGGTGCTGTGTGGCATACAGTTTAATAAATGCACATGGATATATCAAAGCCAACCGTGAGACATCTTCAACCTGTGTACGGATATGAGATAAAAAGGCATTGCTCATAGCCTGTGCCTTATGGGGATCTCCACGACCACGCACATCACCTTTGACAATCACAGCTGGGTTACGACTATACAAGGATGCAATATACCCCTCAATATACTCGTATGCCCGTGTTGTCTCAATCAACACTTGGTCAGGCGCATAGTCACTGTCCCAATACCTAGTCATATATGCAGCACGTAACTTACGCAGTTCTTTCTTTTGCTTGTCCCAGTACTGCTCATGCCTTCTAAATAAGGCTTCTGCTATCTTCGCTTTCATTCTGCCACCTTATAGGGTAATCTGTGTGACCGTATTCTTTTGGCTCGACTACGACTAATTAATCGGTCCATCAAACCTTGCTTGGCTCTACTCACAACATACTGTGGTATATCTACCGAACAACGATATGCTAAAGCCAATGAATCCGACAGGTCATCATGTAACCCTGCTGGAGCTTCAGGTGCAACTTTAAATATAGTCATTGACCGTAACTCCATCAACGTTGTAATGCACAAACGACTGATCATATTTTGACTAATCATCTCTCTCAAAATCTCATAGGCTTCTATCTTAGACTTACTAGACGTAATCCAATCCTTACCTTTCTCACTATACCACAGGTTTGCATAACCCCAATCACGCAACTTTTGTAACACTACATGTCCATGGTTATTACTCTCACACAATATCATGGCATCATTATATTTCTGCGCAACCATCAACACCTTTTGTGCAAACTCCACAGGACTAATCTTATTGTACCTGTACTGATACGCTACCTCTCTGGAGGAAAGAGATACCACAGCAATAGTGCTATAATCACCACCCACCCCAGCAGCAGGATCCACTCCCATTGCGTATACATCATCGCTATATACCTCCTCATACTCACGGTCATTCCCTTGGAAATGTATCGGTTCAATAAGGTCTAAAGCAAACGGATCAAAGTATGCAGCTGACCCAAATGCAAACGCATCCTCAATCGATGCAGGATACTCACGTCTGAACTTGTCAATACCCACAGTGGCAATCTGCTCACGTCTCCACTGTATCTGCTCGGGTTCCAAATTATAAGCCGCAATTAGCTTCTCTTCCTCTGGACTGTACACTATATCGTCAGGTGCTGCAATACGATAATGTTGATGTTGCCACCACCAAAACGTCACCAGTGTCCACCCATTATCCGGTGCATCACTACACAACTGGTGAAACTTATCACCCACCGTATTCGGTGTACTCTCTATTACAATCTGGCCCGTACCTACTGTAGCCGATACCTGAGCAAGTACCTCTTCCTGATCGGGATAGAAAGCAAACTCCGATAGGTGCGCACTGTTTAAAGTGAAGGAACGAGTACCTCCACTTGACCTAGCTGTGTACGAAGATAAACCTGCACCCGTGTCATCAAATGCTAAGTCTGTCGTATTATCCACACTACATGTACGTTTTAAAATGTCTGGTAAACCATGCAAGAAGTTATTGTCCATCTTACGCAAATGTTTGGCCGACCTGTCATGAAACGACAATACACCATATCGAATCGGATTCTTAGATACATATGTCTGCCAAAACGCATACGCACGTAACAACGTACTCACACCTATCTGACGAGGCTTTATCACGATAATCTTCTTCTTCTGCTGAAGTATAGCCAACAACTCCTCTTGCTCTGGATACAACGTAAAAGGTTTGTATGCACCCGTATACTTGTCCTGCACCTGCAACAACTTAAAGAACTTTACCGGATCAGCAAGTATCTTACCCAGCTTGGCTCTGTGTTGAATAGGTATTGTATAGGGTACATGTATTGTCATTTCTCGTCAACCAACCTAAGTATCGTGGCCATATCCGTACCAGAACTGTTTTTATCAGACTTGGTTATCTTACGTCTAAACGTGTCCACTACATATTTTGCAGCATTAACCTTCGCTGATTCATTGGTCCCATTCTTCATTATCTTATGCAATGTTATATATGCCTGATCCAACAGCTCACGTTCCTTGCCTTCCTGATCTTCCAAAGGAATCGCACAGCTCTCAACCAGCTTCTTAAACTCTGGCTTGTGCTTCCAACTAATCAACGTCTGACGAGCTATACCAATCTCTTTACATATCTCATTCATACGTAACGCACCCTGAGCCAGTAACTTTGCCGCTATACGATGCTTGTCTGTTATTCTCATAGCCATAATCTATTCACCTGTAACATTGTCTTGGGGGTCTGATAATCTGCACAATACCATTTCTGTGCAAGTATCTCTACCACCATACTATCATCTTCCCATAACCCTGCCTCATTACACGCATCCAATAATAACTTTACATAGTTATCTACGTCTGGCTTGGTCGTCTTTAATACCGCATCACCACTACCCAACCTCTTAGGACGAGCTATGTAAAACTTGCAATACACAGCTACAGCACATTTCTTTTTATTTTCTTCTTTTTTTATCTTATATCGCTTCTGCAATAAGATTCTCTCCGCTATATCTTTTGTCGCTTCCCTTGTTTTTTTAGGGGTGTACGCATACGACTTTCCCTTTACACTCCTAAACTTGGGCCGACCCTTAGCCACCGGATCAATATGAAATACAAATGTCTGTACATCTACATCTATTGTAATTTTTTTGTCTGATTCTTCTTGCACCTTATGTCCCTATAATGATACTACATTAGTAATACATAATATACATGTACACAAATGACTATGCCAAATACTATCACAACATACCCTATAAAGGCTAAATCTAAAAAAGTCATCCGTATAAATTTGTGGCTCCCCAAAAATGAACACTGTTCGGTTTTGGGGGGGGTACTGTACGTTTGTTCAGGGCAGAATACAAGAGAGAGGACATGTATTGACCTCCCCCAAAGACCGAACAGTGTTCATTTTGGGATGCTTGTTCAGTACTGCACATCCGTACAGTACCCGAACACCGTTCACTTACTGAATACATGTTCAGCACTGAACAAGTGTGCAGTATCCGAACACCGTTAGCTCTACCGAACACCGTTCACTGAACACTGTAAACTTGAATGAACACCGTTCAGCGTAGCGAACCACTGAACACCTGTACAGTATACACCAAGTAAACACTGTTCACTTGCCAATAAAAGACCTGACATAATATGGCCCGTTTTAGCTGGCGCCACTGAACACCTATACAGTGCGAATATAGAGCTATCATAATCCTGTTTTGAGCTACGACCGGATAGTAAGAGCGCACAACGAGTGTAGTTATTGGATGTTCACGTGTTAGCACCTATCGCATCCTCTACGATATAAACGACGTTACATACAAATTATCCTTTCAACGTCGTTCAGAATCAAAAGTTTTATGAAAACTTGACACTTGAACACTTGAACAATCAGTATTCTAGACTATCGCATAAATGTTTTAACTGTTCAAGACTGTTCAAGTTCTGTGTAAAATACCATGAACACTTGAACACACGATGTTTATGGTGTGAACACTATCGCCATATCAAACTATTTTGATAATAAATAAACTTTTATATTGACAACATAATTATCACTACGGTAAGTATGATTACACACAACACAACAACATTGCAAAGGAGTTACAAATGCAATACCTACTCGAACTTCTGATATCGCTTGAGATAGTGATGTCGAGTATGTCTCTTTATGATATTTGTGAGACTATCGATAACCTCGCTCTACTTGTATCTCGTGGATACAACCCACTCTTTGAGGATATACACAGCATAGTAGATATGTATCTCGAACACTCGCCATCCTATGATGACGACCAATTCGTATTAGATATACTTGATTGTCTCATTACAGCATTACACGACAGCGAGGTATAGATATGAAAATATCAGCGTATGAAAATAGACTCGGCTATGCAATATCTCGTCTTGACGAGGTAATAGCACACCCATTTACATCTACCTATGAAGACATCATAAACGCATGCCACACTATAGCTCGTACTTTTGACGTACATATAGACGACTTGATTATCTATTATCATGACCACTACAGCCCCTTTAAACTATCACACACACAACACAACACAGAGGAATAAAATGATTGGAATACTCGTACAAAGCACAACCCGAAACAAAAAAACTGGTAACATACCTACTGTTATCGTAGGACAAAACCAAAAGGATATCGTCTCATCCTGTCAACAATCAGGATGCGTTCTACTCAGTGAACAGCTCGGTGGTAGTGGCATGTATAAAGACCTCGGTTTAAAACCATGTTATGCCCATAAGTCTCACGTCTCGTGGGGTACAAAATCAATCTTTCGAGCTATTGAAAGAGGCACAAAAACCCTTGAGGATTACAGTATAAAAGAAGGCTTCCGCATGGCATCACGTCACGCGAAATATTTCCGATTATCATCCATTGGAGATTGTTCAGTACTTGACCCGTCCATTATTGATGAGCTACTATCCGAAGCAAAACGATACCAGCTTACACCACTGGGTTACACTGCTAACCCAGAGGCTACCCATTTACAAAATATCGTTTTATTGTCGTGTCCTACCATGGCACGCGCGGATGCTGCTATCAAAGATGGATGGCGAGTTGCTGTCCAAATCACCAAACCCTATAGACATGGTGATAGCAAAACATTTACAACTCCGGATGGTCATCTCGGGGTTATCTGTCCCGAGCAAACTCAAGCTATAAAATACAAGGCTATAGACGAGAGGAATAAAGCAGTGCTCTTACTATTACTCGCCATAGCATCCAATGAAGGCTTTATATTTACGGTATCCTATTCTGGCCAGAATAAACCCAGCGCGCGCAAAAAAATCACGTGTAACACGTGCGGACTCTGCGCACGAGGCAACACCCACAAAACAAAATATAAAGCTATTGGCTTTATACCTCACAACTAACACACAACACAACCCGCCCCCTTTAAAGGGGGCTTCACTA